ATAGCTATTCACTACAAAGGTTCGATGTACTACATTAGTACTTTTAAACTTAACATTATAATGATCTAGTGTTCTTAAACTTTGTAGTACTTGCTCTCTATGTAGCTTAACTAGCTCAGGATGAACGTAAGCCTTATAGCGCTCTATAATAGGGCTACCCTCTAAGGATACACTAACTTTACCTAACACCTCTGTAACGGTCTCTCTAAGCCTCTCTACAGCTTCTTGATCTATTGTTAATCCAGTAGCCATTAGCTTTATAGTATCTGGTATAAATTTAGATAGTATATTGTTATAAAAGTAGTGAGCATCTTCCTTAGCAGGATCAAAGGTTGCTGGTAACGGTACAGGTAAGAGTTCATAAGGTCTTAACGTATTGTTCATAGGTTCTACATTTGGTAGATCTTGTAGCATATTATATAGTTTTATAGTTGCACTTACATCGTAGCTACAATACTCTAAGAATGCTTTATCCTTTAGATCTAATATATCGTAATCTTCATACATCCCCCATTGAGGTGGATAGTAAGATCCCATTAGATGCTTAAGTCCTGTTCTAGCTTTAAGTATATCTACATCATTAACTAAACACTTAGCCATAAGCTGAGTATCTACAATATTCTTAGGTAATCTATTAGTACGGTTATAGACAATACTTAGATCAAAGGTAGCTCTATGTATTAATAGAAGTCCCTCATAGTCAGCTACCCAATTAGCTATCATTGTTTCTTCAATATCAGTATGAGCTATCATAATGATGGCTGTATGCTCATCTAAGCCGAATAACCAGTGAGTAGCCTTAACGATAGAGGGATAGCTTAAACCGCTACTCCTAGAGACTACAGAGCACAGCTTATGGTCTTCTGAACCTATAGGTAGAACATCTAGTAAACCTTCAGCTTCCTTTATCTCTTCTTTGGTATACATAGACCTAGCTTCTAAGTCGAACGCTAATAGAGGTACACTAACTAATTCCTTTAGTTTCTCTCTAATACTCCAAGCAGAAGTATAGACTGTATAGTCAACTTTTGTGTAGTTCATATTGTTTACCTTTCGTTGTAATCTAAAAGACCATTCAAAGCAGAATCGAAGAACTTTCCTCCTATATTTTGATTTAAGTAAGCATCATTAACTATGACATCTTCTCTAAATAAGTAATAGGATTCTAGGTAAGTAGCAGTTAGCTTATTACTGCTTTGATGTAGTATCTCTTTAGAGACTACTATCTCTCCTTCAGTATCCTTACTACTACCTTCATAGCTCATGAATGGTACATCCACTAATTCTCTTCTTACTGCATTCTTTCTTTTAGCTAACATAGCCTTTGTAGGTTTTAGTTTTCTAATAGATCTAACAGTCTTCTTACCTATATACTGTTTACCACTCTCGTAAGTAAGTACGTATACAATATCTCTACATTCTTTAAATAGATCTGCATGACAAGTTATAGGTTTACCTTCAAATACCCACATTAATTATTCTCCTTTTCCTTTCTTTAGCACTAAAGGGTCTTGGTATTCTTCTTCCTCTTCGCTATGTACGTCATTAATAAACCTTAGTACTGCTAGCTGTCCTACGAAGTAAACATCTACAGAACCTCTTTGTATAAGCAAGTAGTGGTTGTCAATTAACTCTTTTCTAAATTTCTTAAGTTGTCTTTCACTGGTACCTATCGTATTAGCTATATTCTTATCCAAGAACACCCACCCATCTCTACGGGAGTAGTAATACATAAGTAGCTTGTAAGCTCCATTGGAAAGTTCTTTCATAGCTTCTGTCAACTCTTTCTGTGGTATCCTAGCCATATATTTAGTTTCCCCTTTTTTTAGTATAGCTTTAATTGCGTTATGTGTGTAGTTAAGCATGTTTTAACCTCTTATATGTTTAATGCTCGGTATATACTACACGTTATTTGTGTGCGTGTCAAGCTTTATTTGCCTACACGAAAAAGGTAAAATAGCCCTTTATTTACCTTAAACGTGTCAAATATACCCCTTATTATACACGAAAAGGGTAAGGGTAAAAGCAGTGTAAGTTGTTGTAATACATAAGGAATACAGGAATAAAAGATAAAAGCTGTCTATATATATTAAATAAAGCTTTACCCAAAACCCCATGCTAGCGGTATATATATCTAATCTACTCGGAACACCGTCCTTATCCAGGGCATTGAGTTAACCGTCTTAAGATTGGTATAATTAATGTTCTCTCTAGTCTTTCTTCAGGCATAGAGGTATGCCAGTAATTATTAATCTCATGAGCTAGGTTACGAACATACTCTTCATCAGCTCCTAGATCTATAGCATAAGCTAAGGCTCTATAGACTTGTCTACTACCTTCTCCATTCTCTGCTGTAAATGCAAAGTTAAATGTATCATCAGGAGCTTCTAGTAGATCACTTCTTTGTACCTTAGATAACTTACGTGGTTTCTTAGGTTTAGAGTTGATTGTCTGTATGGCTTTATCAATGAGGGGTTTAGATTCCAAGGGGTCTGCATCCATTTGCGATAGGATCTCTCTACCTTCATAAGAGAAGAATATCTGGCTTTGAGCTAAAGGATCTATTATTAATCCTAATAGGTTGCCAACTTCTTGTATAAAATGTTTCCATAGTTCACGATCTATTTCCACTAATGTATCTAGCTCTATGAGAACTCTAAACTTGTACTCATTGTCTGGATTAGATGTTCTAGCTATGTGATGCTTATATTCACTAAGGAGTATATGCACCTCTTTATCTGTTAAGCAAGACTTATCTACATCCAGAGCTAGCCATGAGCAACCTCCTTCTAAGTTCTCTCTATTCCTTTTACCATTCTTAAATTTGAAGGGAGTATAAGCTGCATTACTTTCTAGTAGATCTGCTAGCTCTTCAAAAGTACTCTCAATGTGTTTATAACCTTTATCGCAATGTTCTTCCATATAGGTCTTAAGTTCTTCACCTTCTCTTTCAGTATCAAAAGTAATATATGAAGTACCTTTAATAGAGGTTTTAGTTAGCTCTCTGTACTCTATACCGTCATCCTTAACTGTATAGATAGCATCGTTATCATAACTAGCTGCTAGAGATGCTAGATCCTGTACCTTAAGCTTAGGTGTTCCTGAACCAGTTACGTATTCCAGCTTTCTTAGTTCATGTAGACTGATACTAAATACACCCTCTTCTGCCATTTCTCTACAGTAGTGAGCAAGTACTTCATAAGGTTCTTTAGCTAACTCTTTCTCAAACCTCCTGAGAGCCTCTGAGAGGAGTTCTAAGGTATTAATGGCGTAAGCGTATAGCTCTTCCGTTATAACCTCGCTACGGTCCAGTATGGCGTACACACCAGCTAATTTAAGCGCTAACCATTGCTTATGTTTCCTACTTAGGTTAGACATATTATATTTTCTATATCCTTCATCTGATACAATCAAGTTGTACTCTAGGTATACATCAAATAGTTTATTAGCTTCTGGTTCAATCTTAAGAGGTGTTCTTGAGGTATCCCCTACTAGTCCACTTGTTAGTTTACTTAGCTCTATTTGAGCTTGTAAGGTGTCTTCTCTCTCCTTCTCTTTGAATGCATATAGTTGGTCTATAGATGTAATATGTAGTCTTTCTGGTTTCTCTGGTGTAAAGCTAAAGATACTTCTTCTAGCTAGTTGAGTATTAAACATTAACTTGAACTTAGACTTTAATTCGTTATCAAATAGTAGAGCATCTTGTGAACCAAAGAATAGAGCATTAATTGGTAAACCATTAACTGCAGGTGTTTGTCTCTCAGTATCCTTAATAGTTTTAGGTGGTATGTTACCTAGATCATAAGCTACAGATAATGTTTTAACAATATCTTGCATACTTCCATTAGTTTGTAAGTCACCTACTATTTCTGTAGATAGTAGGCTTCCTGCTCCTAGAGGGTTCTGTGATAGCTCTGAGAAGTGCTGTACTAATCCTTCTACTGTACCTAATCCCGATTGTAGGGGGTTAGGTTGACTGTAGTGATCTAACCAGTTCTCTTTGACATCTCCTTCTAGTACTGCTAGTTTCTTTGCTCTCTCCTCTGCATACTCTATACGAGCTTCCTCTAGTTCTTCGTATACTTTAGATAAGGATTTTCGTATAGTGTTTAGTGATTTGTCCTTATTTGTTCCTGACCCACTTAATGCAAATACTATTGCGTTAGTAGGTACCAGAGTACCATCATATAGCTCAATAGGTTTTCTTAGGTGTGAGGCTAGTGTTATTAGTTCTGATAAAGTGATAGCTAACTTAAGGTTAAAGTTGATACTCTTAGGTAGTGCATCAATACCCTTAGTTACAATATCCGGTAAATCATTGAGTTTACCAGTTCTTTCATCTATGTAGTTCCTTAGTAGTTCTAATGTATCCATTGTTATTCCTTTAGATGTATACCATTATGTAAATTTACACTGCAGCGGCTACACGCAACGTAGTAGCA